GAACCTTTGCCGTTGTTCTTATGCGTAATGACCGCCATCAGTCTTCTCCAGTCATCCCCGTGTTTCCAAATCCGCCCCAAGGAAACGACATTGGGTTGGCGTTGGTAGCGGCGACGTTCTTCGAGTAGATCCTTCGTTGCGCCTGCCCCATGTTTACCTTCGGAGTAACGACATGGGGGGCACGCCCCTGCCCCGAGGGGTTTTTCCTCGGAGCAGGAATTTTGGTTTTGAACTTCGCAGCCATTACGGCGAGGTTCCAGCGCCAACCGATTGTATGGTGGCGGTCGTAGCAGTCGGGAACGTCAGCACGTAGTCGCGCCACACGTTCTGCGCTACGGTCATAGTACCTGTGAGAGTAACGGTAGGGCCGGCGTCCGCACCGATGGTGAGTGTACCGGCACCGGTATTGATGATCTTGAACATGCTGGAGAAGCCAGCAGCTGCACCGGGGATATCCGCCAGCATTTGGGCCGCAGTGCGGACGGTCTGAGTGCCAGGAGTAGCGCCGGTGTTAGTGAGCACCACGAATGCAGCGCCGGTGATATCGCCGGCTGCGAACGTGCCAACCGACTTCGCCGCAGTAGTGAACTTAGCGGCTGGGAGAGAGGCAGCGGCGGCGCCCTGCAAACTTACCATAGAAACGGCCGTAGCCGAAGTCATGGTTACAACGAATCCAGCGGTAGCGCCAGGTGGCACAACCACGTTACCAGTCAGGGTGACACCGGAGCCGGCAGCGATGGTCGCCACTGCATTCGTAGCGTTCTGGTAGGTGAACTCCCACGATGCGTTAGTGAGCGGGTTAGCCATCGCCGCAATAATCAGCGCCGCAGTGTCGGTGGTGTCAGTAAACGGGGTGGACGACTGAGCGCCACCACGAACGATGACACCGCCAACCAGCGCAGCGCCAAGCAGGGTGCCGGCACCAACGGTGTTGAGCGCCGTAACTTTGGGCGACGTTAGATCTACCATGTTCGCGACATCGGCCAGCTTGCCGGCGATCTGCTGTAGGTCAGTAGTACGGCCGAGGCCGAGAGCGGTTGCCATGTAAAGCTATTCCTTCTTAGTGGGAATTTAGGTCATCCTAGCGGGGTTGTTTCCCCGCCTAGGGCGTTAGTGTTGGCTCGCTGCGGTGCCGGGCTTCTGCGGTTTTGCGTGGCCCTCGCCGTACATCTTGGTGCTGCCCCCGCTGATGAACTTGCCGCCCGACCCGCCGGTCGCGTGCTGCGTAACGCCGGGCTGCTGCGGACCGGCGCTCTGCTTGCCGAACATCTTGGTCTTGCCGCCTTCGATGAACTTGCCCTCGTTGCTCGTGCAGTGGGCCGTGTAGCCCGGCATCTGCGGGTTAGCATGCTGCTGCCCGAACATCTTGGTTTTGCCGCCGACAGCGAACGTGACGTTCTTGCTGGAACGCTCCTTGGAATTACCTGCCATTGTCTTTAGTCCTTCTGGTTAACCAACCCCGCCGCCGACAGGTTGGGGCCTTTGCTGCTGCGAGTTTGTTCGCGGCCCCATGTCGCCAGTAGAGCTATTGCCGGGTTGATTACCCTGCGCTTGTCCGCCTGCCGTGGCGGCATTGGTGGCAGCCATCTGAGCCTGTTGTAACTCGTGCTGCTTCTGTTGCTGTTCCATGTCCTCGTCGGAGGGCACGATCTTCTCGCCGTCCAGGCCAATGCCTTGGGCAACGGCCCGCAGTATGGGCGCCCGCCCCTTCGGCCCGATGATCTGCATATCGACCGGGTTGGCGGTGATCTGAAGGTACTCTAGTTGCCGAGAGCGCTGGGTTTCGCGCTGCACGGCGACAGCGACACCCATTACGCGGATGTTTTCCTCGCCGGTTAGCATGCCTGACGTGTCTGTCAGCATGAGCATGTCGAACAGATTGCCGAGCAGCTGCTCGAAGATATCCCGGTCAATGTTGGCAGCGACCGTCTGCAAAATCTTGCTGGCGTTGCCCATCAGCATCGCCAATCCGCTTGCCGTGCGTCCAGCCCCGCCGCTCGCCGGCCCACCCGACACGTACTTCGGGATCGCGCTCATGTCGTCAGCGATAGAGCTGATCTTGTCGTACACCCCAAGCAGCTCCTGGGCGATGCTGTTGGGCTGGAAGAAGCTAATCGGCTCCTGAGTGTTGTTGCCCATAGGATCGCTGGTAACGTGCCAGCGCTTCCACGGGTACATGTCTTCGCCGTCCTCGTCTGCCGAAAGTCTATCGTCGTTTACTACGCACTGCGGCCCGCTGGCTATGCTCAGGTTGTTCACCATGGAGCGCAGCGTAGCATTGCACACGTCCGCCAAGTCACCGATGATATCCGGCAGGGCGTTGCCGACGGGTGTCCCGGGTACTTTTTCGAAGCTCGTAACGAAATAGGCGTGGCGCTTGCGCGGCGACGGCGCGAGCTGCACCTTGATGATGTGGCGCCCAATCAGCCACGCTTGCACGAAATAATCGCGCAGGGGGTCAGGCACTTGCTCGGGCTTGAATCCGTATTGCAGAAGCATGCGCCCCTGCACGTTGCCAGTGTATAGAAGGCAGCTAATTAGCCCCGAACGATTGAATTGGGGGTTCTCTCGGGATTCCATGACCGCGCGTTCGGCGTCAGTAGTGTCCCAATTGTCGGCGATGCCTCCGCGGCCGTACTCATCCAGTACGGCTCGTACCTCATCGGTTTGGTAGCCGGGTAGATCCAGGAGGTCGTTAAGGTCCGCCCGCGTGACTTTGGTACGTTCGATGATGTCGGCATCTTCGATCCTTGCCACGCCTGGCGTCCACCACACATCGAACGGCGATACCCGGCCCCAAAAGAGTTTTGGCTTCTGCTTGATGGCCGCCTTGCCGCTGCTCCAGTCCACCGAAGGCACGATACGGACTTCAGGACCTTTAATGCAGGCGTACGGAAACAGAGGTAGATCTACCAAAAATTCCGCTAGGGCAATGTAAAATCCACCTTCGGTAAGGATTTCGTCAATCTTCTCTTCTGCGATCTTGGCTTGCTGCTTGGCTCGCTTCTTGGCAGCATCGCGCGCTCCGCTCATGAGCTGGAGCACCCTATCGCGGATTGCGTTCACGTCAGGCGGCTGGCCAGCCTGCGTCGTGGTCTGGATCTCGCTCTGCACGAGCTTATTGATGGCGTCGATAATGTTCTGGGGGATCGGCGGATCGACCGGTGGCTCGATAGACCAAGGGCGTTCAGGCGCTAGATACACATCACGTAGTAAGCTGCTAGCGGCACGGCACTTGGTAGCAATGATCGGCGAGTACACGGCCGATCCGCCGAATTTGTTGATCTCCGCCATCTTCGTGGCGTCGTATTGGTTCTTGAACGCCCGCATTGCCGCAAGCAGTCGGTCGTTCCAGCCACTCTGCGTGATGTTCCGGTGCTGCTTGAACACCTCGAACTGGGTTCGGATATACCCTGCAAGGTTACTGATTTCCGCTACAGGCGTTTGGGCGGCGGTTTTGGCAGCGGCAAGCGCTTCATCGCGTGCTTTTTCAGCTGCGTCGAGTTGCCCAGGGGGCACCACGCGCAGTAGTCCGCGGCTGTAATTCGTCGGGGGCGTGGCCGCTTGAACGGCGCTTGTTGCCATGTCCCTGTTTATAATGTATATCTCGCTCTAAATCTACAACTATAAGGTATTACGGAGGTTACATGGGCGCTGTTGCCACTATAGAGAAAGGTTACAGCGAGGTTACGTTATTGCATCTAGCCCGTGAAATTGCCAAGAATATCAACCCTATCGAGTTGATACTTGAGAACAACAAGGTATCCCCCGAGGAATACGAAGACCTCAAGAACCACAGACATTTTACCGATCTCGTCGCCTCTGAAGTAGCGGCCTGGAACGCGGCCACTAATACGGCTGAGCGGTTAAGGCTCAAATCCCTATCGATGTGCGAGGAATGGCTCGCTGAAGCCAACGCTCGCATCCACGACCGTGGCGAAACACTCGCAGCCAAGAACGAGACGATTAAAGTTGTCGCTGCGTTTGCTGGTGTCGGTAAATCAACCGTAAATGACCCAAGCTCCGGTGAGCGATTTACCGTCACTATAAACTTGGGAGCCGATCACAAGCTACAGTTCACCAAAGACGTAACCCCCAAGGTAATAGAGGGGCCACCCACGGAGTAGCAATGAGCAACGCAGAGGCCGTAAAGGCCCTTCTCAAGAAACCACACACCCTCTACGAAATCTCAGCCAGACTAAAAATCCCCGTACGGGCCGCACGAGATGCGGTTAGGGCGCTCAGAAAACAACACGCACACATCGTCTCTGAGGGTGACAAGTTTCACATACCTAGCGAGCCTATGGTTTCGTACACCGCAGGTGCTAGCGTCGAACTGGTTTCCCGCAAGGACAACACTTTTTGTTTTGGTGCATTTGGAGATTTACATGCCGGCAGCAAACACACCCGCTGGGACGTTCGGGAAGATCTGGTACGACGTTCGGAACGTGCCGGCGCCCAAGCCATCTTCGACACAGGTAACTGGATCGACGGCGACGCTAGGTTCAACCGCTATGACCTGGTGGCATCGGGCTTGGAAGCCCAATGTGAATTACTCGCAGCACTACACCCAAAAACAAGACTTCCGATTTACGCCATCGCCGGCGACGATCACGAAGGGTGGATCGCCCAGCGTGAAGGCGTGAACGTCGGCAGATATTGCGAGCAAGTAATGCGCGAGGCCGGCCATAATTGGCGGGACCTCGGCTACATGGAAGCCCACGTCACGCTGCGCAACGCCAATAGCGGTAAGACTGCAACGATGGCGGTCGTGCACCCGGGTGGTGGCAGCGCATACGCGCTGAGCTACGCGATTCAGAAGATCGTGGAGAGCTACGAGGGTGGTGAGAAACCAGCGGTCGGGCTTTATGGCCACTACCATAAGCTGATGGCTGCAAACATCCGCAACGTATGGTGCGTGCAGACCGGGTGCCAGCAGGACCAAACACCGTTCATGCGCAAGAAGCGCCTGGAGGCCCATGTCGGTGGCTCCATTATTCAGCTGGAGCAGGACCCCACCACCGGCGCTATCCTGTCCATGAAGCCCCAACTGATCAGATATTTCAACGCCGCCTATTATGACGAAGGTAACAGGTGGTCCCACCACGGAGATATTAAGCAGCCCCGGCGATCCGTAAGATCAGGCTGTTAATATGAGCGCCATCGAGTACAACGCTGCCCCTACGGTAGCGGCCTTCATGAAATGCCAGTCGTTCGGGCGCATCATCGCCGGGCCGGTCGGCAGCGGCAAGACTATCGGATGCATGTTCGAGCTGCTTAGGCGGGCATGCGAGCAGGAGCCCGCCGAAGACGGTTTGCGGTACACCAGATTCGCGATTGTCCGGCAAACGCTCAAGCAGCTCAAGGACACGGTGCTCAAGGATATCACCGGCTGGCTTGAGGGTCTTGTCCACTACAAAGTTACTGACTCCACGATCTACATCGAGATGGGCGACGTTCGCTCCGAGTGGATTATGATCCCCCTTGACAACCCGGAGGATCAAAGTCGGTTGCTATCCATGCAGCTCACCGGCGCGTGGATGTCCGAATGTATCGAGATGAAAATAGACCTGGTGTCCGCCATCTCGGGTCGCATGCCACGTTATCCAAGTGCCAAGCGCGGCACAGCGTCTTGGTTCGGAATTATCGCGGATACAAACATGCCGACAGAGGGCTCGGACTGGCACAAGTTCATGACAGAGCCGCCGCCGGACTGGCGCATTTATATACAGCCGGGCGGACTAGACCCCGACGCTGAGAATCTGGCGCACCTGAACCAGACACCAGAAACGAAGCGGCTGGACGAGGACGACCCGGTACGCCTAGCCCAGGGCCGGAAGTATTACGAGCGCAACTCGCGCAACCCCAACGTGGACTGGGTAACGCGCTACGTGAATGCCCAATACGGCCCCGATCCGTCCGGCACGCCAGTGTTCCGCCAAAGCTTCAAAATTAGCTTCCACGTCGCTGACGAGGTGGACCCTATCCACGGGCACCCCCTTATAATCGGCCAGGACTTCGGGCGCGACCCGTGGAGCGTGATTACGCAACTAGACCACCGTGGCAGGCTCCTGGTGTTGGGCGAGCTGGAGGCAGACGGCGTGGGCCTGGAGCTACATATAAACCGCTCCCTTCGGCCGGCACTGGTCGATCCCCGCTATCTAGGCAAGGCCTTCTGCATCGTGGGCGACCCGTCCGGCAAAGCTAAGTCCACTATCTACGAAGAGACCACTTTCGAGACGATCAAGCGGCTAGGGTTCATGGCGTTCCCCGCGCCCACCAACGATATCGATCCTAGGCTACGGGCTGTGGAAGCATTCCTGCTGGCGCAGCGCGACGGCGGACCGGCGATGCTGATCTCCAGGAAGCATTGCCCCACGATAGTCAGGGCGATGGCAAGCGGTTATCGCTACGCCAGAACGCGATCAGGCAACACCAAGCCGCTCCCCGACAAGAACGAGTTCTCGCATCCCATGGACGCGCTACAGTACGCGTGCCTCGTCGCCCAAGGTGGCATGGTGGGGTTCATCAATAACAAGATGCGTGTGGGGCCGCGAAGAATCAGATCCACAAAGGTTTCGGCGGCTGGATGGTGTTAAAAGATCGCTAAGCGGGCTGCAAGCGTGGCAGCGCCCGAATTGAGCCAGTGGTAATAGCCTCCCTCCGGGGAGTGGTCGTCTACGACACCAGTCCCGACACAATCATCCGGGTATACTAAAACAAACGCCCCAGCCACAATCGTACCCTCCTTCGCCCACTGAAGGATATGCTCCAGCTGAGCGATGAGATCTGGATTTGGAGTGGCTTTGGTGGCGCCGGGAGGTGGTTCTTTTAGGGTGCCAGGAAACTCGATGACCTCGGCCATTTGGGATTTCCTTCGGTGGGGTTACTTCAGAGGGTAACTCTTGTGGCGACACTATTTGCTGCACCGGTGCGACCGCAGGCTGATGTTTAATAACACCCGTAATAACACCCGTAATAACTACGGCAGTGGGCAGAACCAGCACTAGCGCATATTCGTGTATTCTCATGGCGCACCCTAGAAATAAGGCCCAAAGTCTCCGGTGGACGGGCTTGGCCACCCCGGATTGGTCTGCACGCTGTTGGGGTCGAAGTTCGGATCGTCCGCCTTCCACGCCGCGAACGTTTTGTACGTACTGTTATCGATCATGGTGTTCGCGCTCGTACCCACGGTGGGAGTGTAGTAGGTGTTCCGGTCGAAGAACGACTTTCCGACATGGTTCGCCCACGGGAATTGCAATATGCCGGCATTGTCGTTCGTCGTGGTATCCCGCATATCTTGGATAAGGTTGTCGGTGAACTCCTGCACCTGGGCGTTAGGCAGGGTGCTTCCACCAAGGTATAGGATACCATTATCTATCGATCCGACAGACGGTGTTCCGTATTGAGGAATAAGTCCAGCGGGACGATAGTATCTATTCCGGTACATCAATATCGACAGCGTTGCCAATCCATCTAGATTGGACAGAGAGCCGACATTCCACAACTGATTATCCCTGAAAGTCATATTCAAGGATGCCGTGGTATACATGGCATAGTCTTGCATTCTGGTGAAGCGGTTTCTCTGAAACACGACGCCATCGAAATGCCCCCAATTGGACGGAGGCGGCACGTTGCCTTGATTTCCGGAGCCCAATCCTTGCGCCGAGTCCGCGAAGGAACAGGCGTCCACGCATAGTTGCCCGCCTGTAGAGTTTCCCGTTGCGGTTCCGTTATAGAAGTTCTGACATCGCGCATTTACGCAGAAATTATATCCTGATGGGTGGACGCCCCCAGAGTCCATACTGACCCAGCGAATCAGTATGTTCTGAGGACCGGGCTCTGGATTTATGATATGGTTCTGCACACTTGATCCGCCGAACAAAAGCAGGCTTGCTTGTATCTTGGTGGCAAAATAGGCCATCCACTTGTATGAGGAAAACCCGATGCCCGCGATGCTCGCTTTAGAAAGAGCATTAACGTTGCATCCATACACACCATAGCGCGCGCCGCGTTCCGCGTCATCGAATGTGGTCGAACCGCCGATGTTGAATGAGATCAGAGAGCCGATGCCGGCATAGATCGCCCCTCCGGCTCCGTGGTTCATGCTGTAGGGCGGGAATATCGCGCCGCTTAGAGTAATATGAGTGGAGTCATCGACCGTTATATCGTTGCTTGAGTTACCACCGTCGACATCAGTACCCACACCTGTTACTTGCAAAAAATCTCCCGTTTGAAACGGACACGGCTGAGCCAATGTGATTTGATTACGTCCAGGTATCGTCGGGCTGTTTTGGGTAGAAACAATCTGGAAACCGTCAGTCTCGTTTGATTTATTGGTAAAATCTATGTTGTCCAAATAAATATCGGTCATGTAAACCCCATTCTTGCCGGCAATCATGGGTTGGGCGGAAACAGTTTGGTTTGTCGTACCTATTATTCTTCCGCCATATGAATATGGATTTGCACTATAGGAATAAGTCGAACCGACCAAATCTACCTGATGATCGTTGACGATAGAGATCGATGTAAAGGTCGGAACCAATGCCGATCCGTCCGCTAGAGTCATGGTATCTACGAAGGTCTGTGAAGACGGCGAGCCGTTTATCAATCCGGCAGTCGCGCCCGGAGGCAATTCCAAGCGGATGACACCGCCAGGACCGGCTCCCATTCCGATTATTGGAGGAACACAAAGAAGCGTCCAACTTGTCCCCGAACCGGAAACAGTATAAGTGTACGGTTTCACATCGCTCGTCAGATCGCGCAGAACCATAGGTGCTGTAAGAGTCCCGCCGAACGTCGTCCACTGCGCTCCAGACCACCCATCCGGCGCGGCAGCCGTCAAGGTGCATACGGGTGGTGAGCCGGCCGTCGCAATCGATCCTTTGAATGCCGCCGTAGTCGAGGACAGCGTATCGGCCCAAAGCACGGTGCCGGTGAAGTTTTGGGTAGGCGTAATTCCAAGACCGTGAAAACCCTGGAACTGCGTGACCGGGGTCGGGTTCGAACCTACCGGACCAAAAGCTACACAATTATTTAAATCGATTTGCTGCCCCGTTATGAAATCCGTTATGGTGTTGTTTGGAGGAGCCGTGTTGACGCTCGTCATCGTCATGCTGCCGCCATTATAGCCGCTGCTCGATATACGTAGGAGATTGAAGCAGCTACCGAGGCTACGAATAGTATTCGCAAGCTGCATCTCTACGTGAGAGTACACGTGGTCTCTGTACTCCGTAACAGGATCGAATTGGATTGCTCCGGACTTTGAACTACCTCCACCGTATGTATGTATCAAGAATATAGGCTTGGCTACTGACGCAAAGCTCGGGTTGGAGTATCCGGAGACACGCAAACCGATACATCCGGTGTATGGCGCCAATATCCATTGACCCGTTGTGCTTCCTCCGGGATCGTAAGTACCTCCGTTTGCGAAAAACAGCGCCAGATTTGGCGTCGTGATGGCGCCACCAGCGCCGATCGGCCCCGCGCTCCAGATCGTCAGCTTGGGCGTGGTGGGAGTGTTTCCGTTGTTGGCGTCACTGCCGCCATGGCCTGCGTCGGCGTAGTAGTATGCGTTGGTCGCCGTCATGGCGATGGGGGTGCCGATCGACCCTACCGTTTGCCCGCTATCGGTAACAAACGTCGGATACGCGCCACTCTGGATGATCGTCTGGGTGACGCCAGGTCCGTCGACCTTGCACCCGACCTTTAGATCGGCGCCGCCTAGGGTAACGTTGAGCACGCCGCTGGCGATGTAACCGTTGAACGACGGCGTGACCACGAACGGTTTTACGACGAACGTGGTCGACACCGATGTCGAGATGAACGTACCGCCCCCGGCGTTGCCGCGAATATTCAGTGTGATGGTGTAGGTGCCGGGTGTGCGGTAGCAGTAGAAGCCCTCGGGGCCGAACTGGTCGGTGTTAGCGTTGACCATGTTGCTGTTACGGGGGTCGGTGAAGAGCTCGGTGCCGGACGGATCGCCGAAGTCCCACTGATACTCGAGGCGTTCGTACGGGCGGGCCGCGGAGCCGGCCGATAGCCCGCCGGCCGGCAGCGTTACGGTCGCCGTCCCTCCGATGTTTGCGGCAGATACATGTACCATTGCCGGCGTCATCCCGCCGAGGCTGGACATCTTGATCCCACCGCTGGTGTCGATCGCGGTGAATACGGCGTTGGGATCGCCCGAGAACTGGTTTGTCAGAACGTTTGACGCTCTACCAGCGAACAGGCGCCCAATCTGGGCCTGCACGATGGAGGGGCGGGCTGCAAGCAGCAGACCAGAGGCGGAGGCAGACGTTAGGAGTTGGCGACGATCCATTACCGGTCACCAATAATGTGGCTGCCCCCGCCACCGCCGAAGGACGCCAGATTCAAAGTAAGTGTTCCGGTCCCGCTGGTATTCAGGCCAAGGTCAATGGCGTTGTTAACTACGAGTACACCCGCGCTGGTCGAGTTTATTTTGATGCCGTGTAGCGCCGCCCACGATATGGTAGACGTGCCGGTAAGCGCCAAAGTAGCAATGTCGTTAGATCCGACCGTACCAGTGTTGGTATCGGGGGTTAAGTTAATAATGCCGGAACTCGACGTGCCACTGAGCGTGATAGACCCGATGGTGTGCGTCACGCCCGCACCGAAATACACCGGTGCAGG